TTACGACGCATACCTTTCCTGGTTGATCGCTTACGTTTGCGAGAGGTATCATAAGATTTCTTACTGATGAGCTTTCCATCTCTGAAATACATCCGGCGACCATTGGCTCCTTTCCTGGTATAGAGTCCCACGGGCATATACTCAGATATGAGTAACACTATTAAAGCTGATGGGAAGTGCATATGCACCGTTACTTATTTTTGAGTATAATGGGACATCTTTTATACTAGAACTTACTGGTTTACTGATGAGCTTAGACAAAGATAAGAAGTATAGCTTGGGCACACCATCTCTGATGCGTGGCCTTGATAAGGGTCAGGAATGTGAAGTAAAATTCCTTACTGATCCTAAGCCTGTGGAAACAGAGCATGGAAGTAAGTTTGACATCCAAGTACAATTACTTTCCCATCCCCATGAATCCTATTCCTCTCTTCCTAAAGAGGGAAGGAGACTTACCTGGAGGACTAACTGTCACGTTGTGAGAGTAACCGTTATGGATCTCTTTAACAATAATACAGAAGACTTCCAGAAGGACTGGTACGATTGCACCTGGACAATCTCTTGTAAAGAAGATGGTAACATCTGGATTGATGCATGAAACAGTGTTCGGTGGTACATTGTAATAATACAAAGGACTTAATCTATAGTTCGAGTGGTGACACACCTATTTGTGAAGAATGCTTAAAGCCTAACGAAAATACAACAACGTGGGAAATTACAATATGAAGCGACGCTGTAATCTTTGCTTACAGTCTAAGGATCACCTTAAGACTGATAGGTTCAATAACGAAGTAACGATATGTTACGAATGCCAGGGAATCCTAACCAAAATAATTAAGCAAAATTGGATTGATATTTAGCTATACAATCAAAATCCATTAAAGAAAGGTAGAGGACTAGAGGATGAGGTGGGGTAGCATAGGGTATAAAAGGCGAGTTTGGGGCGTGGAAAGGCGTGCCAGGGGCGTTATTTGGCGTTTCAGGGGCTAGTCAAACCCGAACTTGCCGTGTACCAGTTTCGTAACTTTCTCTTTGCCCTGGTTATCTGCAGCTTTTTGAATAACTGGGATCAACTTGGACGCTGCAGCTTGAACATACCAGGGTTGATCCTTTAATTCTTCAGTCATACTATGCAACAAAGACAATTGAGAACCTTCCTCCGTCTCGCTCAATTTCTGGGCTGCATTCCCCATAGCACCGTTCCAAAAGTCTATCGCTGCCTTTCTACCCTGAGGGATCATAAATTCCTCGAAGTCGACCAGGGCTTGCTCTCTGATTTGGTTAGTGATCACACCAAGGCTAGCTAACAGAGTCTCGTTTGACTCTTCCGATATTAACCAAGACTCAATCTTTTTTTGAGTTCTTAAGGGAATCCAATAAGTATAGATCACCAAGTAAAGCCCAAAGCTCAATACCCAAACTAGAGCAAATAATTCGTCTGTCACTCTTTTTCACCAAAAAAATCCTTAAATATTTTAGTTACTCCTAAAGGTGCTATAGCAGGGTTAAGGTAGAACCACCAGGGGATTATGTCTAGTCCTGCCTGTAGTTTTTTATCTGCTTGGGCTAGCATATTACTAGCTTGATCAACTAAAGGAATCATCTCATCTGCAGCTACAAAGTAAGCTCCAAGATTTATTCCAGGGGGCAAGTTTAGATCCACAGTAGGTGTAAGTTCTGCAGCTGCGATAATATAACTCAGTTTCTTGGCTGTATCATTTACAGTAGTAAGCATATACCAGGCGAAAGCAGTTATTACAGGTGTAAATCCAGCAATAACGTTGCTGAGAGCTACAGTATCAATAGATTTATCTAAACCATTTTTCTTAAAATGTTTCCAGGCTAAAGTCGCCCCGATCATTACAATATACGGTAGGTATTTTTTTACCTGATCAAATTGTTCTTTGATTTGTTCGACATATTCTGGATCGTCTAAAGTAGGTTCCCCGTTTCCATTCGGAGGTATGCCATTGAAGGGAAAGCCTCCACCACCCCATTCTTCTGCAGTGACAACCATTAACCAATTAGCCTAATTCCTTCTAGGATAGCTACTGCAGCCAGGAGAAAACGCATTAGCAGTTGCTCCAGGTTATAATCCTCGTACATTAGTCCCTGGTTCTATAGATCTTACCTGTAATATTAGCACTTGTAACCATATTAGCAGTTGTACCACCTGAATGAACAACAACTTTTACCTCAGTATATGGAGGAATAATAATATCCATAGCAACAAAAGAAGGCATATCTTCAACTTCTGTGTCCATTTTGAGGGTACTTAATCCCACTCCATTAAACGAAAGGTGAAATAAAGCAGAATTGCCATCGTTCGGTGCGGCCGGCTTTGTAGGTCCTAAAGCTTCCAGGTTCCCAACAAAATAATAATTACCTGATGTAAATTCCAAATGTGTAACGTCTGACGTTGCGATTTGAATCTCACCTGAGTAAGCATAAGCATGATCACCTATTATCTCTAGTGCTTCTGCTGGACCAGTGAAGCTTCCGCCTACTGGATTACCTGCACCGCCTACACCGCCACCTAAAGGAGCCATAAGGATCCTAGGCTGCGTAAGTGATTGATACTGCTACGTCTACTGTTTCTGCCGTTGTGCAACTTACCGAGAAGTCAATCTGGTTACCAGCTATGATATCAAAGATACCTGCAGAGTTCTCGACTACAACGGGCATTCCGTTGTTACCGTCAAGTGGGCCTGCTGCTGTGTTACTCCAGGAAGGTCCTGCGAATATCTGCTGTACTGAAACACCATCTCCTGCAAACTTGAAAACACTTACGCCATCAGTGGCGCTAGTATGATCAGGTGAACATGACATGCTGATTCTTACAACTCGATTCATTCCTTCTGGGTTAGTTGTGCTTTGCGAACTCCCGAGCAACTGCGAAATACTGGCAAAGGTGCCAGCAGTAAGCGATGATCCTGCGAGAGTGTAGGTTCGTGTTTGTAGTCCTGCCATTGTTTTATCTCCTTATATTTTGAAGTATAGTTTTGTTCCACCCAGTTTTACTGATGGAAACCATTTCCTTGCTAGTCCACCTGCAGTCGCTAAAACGATTGCAGAGGATAGAACCGCCTTGCCTCCAGGGGAGGTAGCCAGGTTAACTGCGTTCTGGGATAGATCACTAAAAGCTGCGTTCAAGTTACCATCCAAGGTACTCTTGATTACACCTTTTGATAATGTTGGTCCTGCTCCAACGCTAGTTCCCTGGTTAAGGTAGTTTGCTACTGCTAGTCCGCTTGCCATTCCAGTAATGGAAGGATGCGGTATAGTCATTCTTCGTGCCATATTCTTCTTTCTCCTTGGATTGCCCGTGTAAGCTCTTCGAGCGGTCTTACGACGCATACCTTTCCTGGTTGATCGCTTACGTTTGCGAGAGGTATCATAAGATTTCTTACTGATGAGCTTTCCATCTCTGAAATACATCCGGCGACCA